TACAAAAGACAATACATTGAATGGCAAGACAGAGGTACCAGCACTGGTGCACCTGTTGCAATTCACGAGGCAGACAGTGATATAATTAGTCAGACCACAAGAGGTAAAGACTATAAAGATAGATTAGCAAATGGTAACTATCTTGAAAATACTGCAAGCCACTTTGTATTAACTGTTGGAGATAATCCATCAACAGCTTTGATTTCTATGAAATCTACTCAACTTAAAGTTAGTAGAAAATGGAACTCAATGATGATGGGTATTAAAATGCAGGGGAAAAACGGTTTGTTTACTCCGCCAACTTACAGCCACATTTATAACCTATCAACTGTTCAGATGTCTAATGACAAAGGAACATGGTTTGGTTGGGATGTATCAAAAGCAGGTCCAGTCACAGATAAAACAATCTATGATTCGGCGAAATCCTAGGTAGTGGGCATCAATGCGAGAGTGGAGATGCCCACTTATAAAATATGATTGAGAAGTTTAAAAACATATTTGAAGGATTGGACCGTGCACATGGTGTCACTATCGTAGGTGAATCAAATGGTAATGGCACAAAGATAAAAGGCAAATCATTTGTTAAACGAGAACCTGTCACTGATGAACTATGGCAGAAACATTTAGACGGAGTAGATAGTCTAGGTGTTATACCAATTAATGATGACAACAAATGTAAGTGGGGTTGCATAGATATTGACTCTTACGCAGGGTTTGATCATCAAAAACTTATAAACAAAATTAAACAATTTAAATTACCACTAGTAGTATGTAGGTCAAAGTCTGGTGGTGCACATGTATTTTTATTTACAAAAGATTATGTATCAGCAAGTTTGATGCAAGATAAACTTAATGAGATAAGGTCTGTGTTAGGTTATGGTGGATCAGAAGTTTTTCCCAAACAAAGAGAATTAAAATCGAAAGATGATACAGGAAATTTTTTAAATTTACCATACTTTAATTGTAGTAATACTACCAGGTATGCCTTTCTCGAAAGTGGCGAAGCTGCTAGTATAGAAAGTTTTTTTGAATTAATAGAAAGACATAAACAAGATGACATCAGCACAATAGAAGTTAAGAGACCCGAGACACCATACTCAGATGGTCCACCGTGTATAGAACTTATGGTGCAGAACAAAGTTAGTGAGGGTGGTAGAAACAATGCGTTATTTCATTATGGTGTATACGCAAAATCTAAATGGCCAGAAAATTGGAAAACAAAATTAATATTATTTAACGAATCTGCCATGGCACAACCTATGTCAGATATTGAAGTAAACATAATTACCAAACAACACGAAAAAAAAGACTGGGGCTACAAATGTAATGATCAACCCATGTGTAGTTTGTGTGATAAAAAATTATGTAAGTCTAGAAAATTTGGTATAGGACAAGAAGCAATATTTCCTAATCTAACAGATCTACAGGTGGTTAATTTAGAAGAACCATATTATTATATGAATGTAGATGGTGATAGATTATATCTAGACTCAGCAAAACATTTAACTAATCAAAGTTTATTTCAAGAAGAATGTGTAAAACAATTACGTTTTAATCCACCAACACTAAAGACAAACGATTGGAAAAAACTAACAAATATGTTGTTAGAAAATTCTGAAGTTACAGAACCTGCAGAAGGCACAGGCACAAAAGACATATTAAGAAATTATTTAGAAGATTACTGTGTAAATAGAATACAAAAAGACGATTACGATGATTTAAAAAATGGTGGTACGTATACTAAAGAAGGCTATCACCATTTTGTATTTGATAATTTTTTTCATAATTATTTATCTAGAAAACATTGGAAGGTGCCATACCAAAGAACATCACAGATGCTAAAAGATAATTTAAACTGCACAACTAAACGTGTAGGTAAACACAAACTATCTGTATTTGTGGTAACAAGATTTGATAAACGAACAGAAACATATAAACCAAAAACATTTAAAAAGGAAAATTATTAATGTGGCCTAAAGAAGCTTATATGGATTTATTATTTTACACAGCAGCAACTGCTTATTTTATATTTAAGGATTTTTACATATGAGAACCATAATATATGGACCACCAGGCACAGGTAAAACAACTAGATTGTTAAAAGAAATAGATAAATTTTTAGAAACAACAGAGCCCAGTAAGATAGGATATTTTACATTTAGTAAAAACGCAGCAACACACGGCAAAGAACAAGCTGCACTTAAATTTAAATTATCTATGTTAGATGATCTTCAATATTTTCAAACACTACATTCGTTTTGTTTTAAACAACTTAACTTAAATAAAACTTTAGTTATGCAACCAAAACATTATAGAGAGTTAGGTGAAAAGATGGGTATAGAAATAGAAGGTACACAACAAGATGAAGATCATGATAGTGTGTTTCATTCTAAGAATCCTTACATACAGTTAATAAATCTTGCTCGATCAAAAGAAATAGATCCAATGAAATATTATCATCTTACAAACAACCCAAAGATATCTCACAATAAATTAGGAATTATAGCAGAAGAGTTGGAAAGATATAAAAAACAAAATGGCTTAATAGATTTTCCTGACATGATAGATAGATTTATAAATGGTCATGTTGATGAAACAGGTGTAAAAAAAGAATATGAGGCACCAAAGCTACGAGTAATTTTTGTTGATGAAGCGCAAGATTTAAGTTTAATACAATGGAAGTTAGTTCGAAAGATAGAAGAGTCTGCTGTAGATTCTTTTATTGCAGGTGATGACGATCAAGGTATTTATAAATGGAATGGCGCACATGTAAATACATTTATAAACTTAGAAGGCACAAGAGAAGTATTAGAACAATCGCATCGTGTACCTAAAAAACCTTTTGCTCTTGCTAATCAAATTATTAGTAAAGTCAAAAACAGAGTAGAAAAAAAATATTATCCAAAAGACAAGGAGGGGTTTTTAAAAGACTGTGAAAGTTTATACGAAATAGATTTTACAAAAGGTAAATGGTTAGTATTAGCTACGGCTAATTATATGTTAAAAGACATAGGTGATATATTAGATGAGAAAGGACTATATTGGCAAAGAAGAAATGCAACACCAAGAGTTAAAAATATATATGAAGTTATACAGAGATGGGATGAATTAAAAACAGGTGTGCCTTTGCATTTCAATGACTGTAAAAAAATATTTAATAAAATGAATACAAACTGGGATAAAAAATTATTTAAGGCTATGGTTAAGGATCAATTTTACGACATAGACACATTAAAAAGTAAATATGGATTACAAACAGAGGCTGAATGGTATGAGGCTTTAGATGAATTAGGAGACCAGGACATTAAAAAAATATTAAAATTAATGGATTCAGGAGAGGATTTAACTAAAGAACCAAGAATAAGTGTTTCTACAATTCATGGAGTAAAAGGTAATGAACGAGAAAATGTTGTAGTACACACAGAATTATCTGCAGCGGCTTTTGATCAATATCAGAAAGACCCAGATGATACACACAGATTGTTTTACGTTGCATGCACAAGAACAGAAAACAATTTATTTATAATCGAACCACAAAGGAAAAATGCATATGACATCTAAAGTATGGGACAAGCAACACGGAGGATCACACTATCAAAAGTATAAAATACAGCCTAGTAAGTTCGTAGTGGAGAATGAGTTGTTATATCCTGAAGGTTGTGCTATAAAATATATAATAAGACATCGTGACAAGGGAAAGAAACAGGATTTATTAAAAGCAATACATTTTATAGAAATGATAATAGAGAGAGATTATAGTGAAACCGATATTTAAACCACAGACAGAGTGGTTACCACCACAAACCTTTCCTGATCTATCTGACTATAGTGAGATAGCAATTGACTTGGAAACAAAAGACCCTGATCTAAAAACTATTGGATCTGGATCTGTTGTGGGTCGAAGTAAGATTGTTGGGATAGCTGTAGCTGTGCAAGACTGGAAAGGATACTATCCGATTGCTCATGAAGGTGGTGGTAATATGGATATTAAAATGGTTCTAAAGTGGTTTCAAGATGTACTAAATACAGATGCTATTAAGATATTTCATAACGCTATGTATGATGTATGTTTTATTAGAGCTGCAGGACTTAAAATTAATGGGACCATTGTAGATACCATGATTGCTGGCTCTCTCGTGGACGAGAATCGCTTTCGTTACGATTTAGGTGCCATGGGTCGGGATTATGTAGGTATAGGCAAAAATGAGGCTGTTTTGAAAGAAACAGCAGATCTTTGGGGTGTAGATGCAAAGTCTGAAATGTACAAACTACCTGCAATGTATGTGGGTGAGTATGCAGAACAAGATGCTGAACTAACGTACAAACTATGGCAGGAGATGAAGAAACAGCTATATCATGAAGATGTTGAGGATATATTTAATTTAGAGACTGAACTCTTTCCTTGTCTCGTCGACATGCGTTTTTTAGGAGTGCGAGTAGACGTAGAAGCTGCTCACAAATTAAAGCAACAATTAGTTGAAGAAGAAAAAGAATGCTTACAAGAAATAAAAAAAGCCACACAAGTAGATGTTCAAATATGGGCGGCACGTTCAATAGAGAAAGTCTTTCAAAAACTGAGCCTACCATATGACTTAACCGCAAAAACAAATTCTCCATCATTTACTAAAAACTTTCTGCAGAACCATCCACACCCAATGGTGAAACAAATAGCTCGTGCTAGGGAAATAAATAAATCTCATACTACATTCATTGATACCATACTAAAGCATCAACATAAAGGTAGAATACATGCAGAGATAAATCAGATTAGATCCGATCAAGGTGGTACAGTAACCGGTAGATTCAGTTACAACAATCCAAACTTACAGCAGATACCAGCAAGGAACAAGGAACTTGGACCACGGATCAGAAGTTTATTTATACCAGAAGAAGATTGCAAGTGGGGTTGTTTTGATTACTCACAACAAGAACCACGTCTCGTTACACACTATGCAGCTCTTGATGGACTCTATGGTGTAGATGAAGTATTAGAAGCTTATAACGATGGCGAGGCAGACTTTCATCAGATTGTAGCTGAGATGGCAAACATACCAAGATCACAGGCTAAAACCATAAACCTTGGATTGTTTTATGGTATGGGTAAAAATAAATTACAGGCAGAGCTGGGTATATCAAAAGACGACGCTAATGATTTGTTTAGACTCTATCATGACAAAGTACCATTTGTTAAAATGTTAATGGAGAGTGTGATGCGTAGAGCCCAAGACAAAGGTCGTGTTAGAACGTTATTAGGACGTAGGTGTAGATTTAATTTATGGGAGCCCAATCAGTTTGGGATACATAAAGCATTGAATCATGAAGATGCACTCGCGGAACACGGACCAGGGATTAAACGAGCATTTACATACAAAGCATTAAATAAATTAATACAAGGGTCCGCAGCTGACATGACTAAGAAAGCTATGGTGGATTTATACAAAGAGGGTATCATACCACATATACAAGTGCATGATGAACTTGATATATCTGTCAGTGATAATGCAGATAAAATAAAAAAGATTATGGAGTCTGCTGTTGAACTAGAAGTGCCTAACAAAGTGGACTATGAATCTGGACCAAATTGGGGTACAATTAA